CAACGGTTCAGCCTGCGTCGAGCGAAGATGTATTGTACAGATTCGCTTACGGCGCACCTCAACCTGACTTCCCAACATATACACTTGAAGGCGAGTTCATTCCCGAAGTAATTCGGAAATACGAGCTAACAAGTCCAGTTGTGAAGGGACCGAGATCTGTTTGGAACGACTTCGAACACTTCAAAAGTGTTAACGGAGATCCTTCAAACATATCGGTCGTGCCTGTGCATTCGTCGATACATAGCTCATCGAGCATATATATCGGCAATCACAGTAATCCCTATAGCCTGTACTATTTGTATAATGGTTCAGGCCAGTTGTTTAGTTCTCCTTTCGGTGCCGCTGGTCAGTTCGATAGTGGACTGGCCAAGATGTACGATGAAAATGCCGACGTCGGTTTCATACCGCCGCCGGACGACCTCGACCAGTGGAACCAACGCGCGATGAGCGCTATGGCTCCAATAATCAAGGCCGAGCTTTCTGTCGTTAACTCCTTAATTGAAGTTAAAGACTTTAAGTCATTACCTCGTAGTATCCAGCAGATAAACCGGCTTAGATCTTATTACCGTAAAGGTAGTAAGTCCCTTCGCCGCCTTCTGAAGGACACGCACCGTACGGGGAATGACGCTTTGCTGCAAGCAGCTTTTAACGTCGTTCCTCTCTTATCTGACATTGCCTCAGTCTTCCGGGCAATGCACAAGACGGAGAAGCGTTTAAACGCCCTCCTGTCTCGTTCGAGTAGCTGGCAAACACGGCATTTTACAGCTGTGTTTCCGGAATTCACGGATACCACTGATGAACTAGGCGATGAGCGATTAGTGACTGCGGGGTTTGGTACCCCGGAGCCCACTTCTCGTATCATGCACGTTCGTGATGTATACCATGATGCTACTGTGTTCCATGCGGAGATCCAGTATAATTATTATTATACGGGATTTCAGATTGCGCACGCGCAACTGCTTAGCTATCTAGATGCATTCGGGGTCTACCTTGACCCACGAATCATCTGGAACGCTATTCCGTGGTCCTTCGTCGTTGACTGGGTTTTCGGTGTGAACCGATTCCTAGCTCAATTCGGAACGACCAATATGGAACCGAAGGTAAACATACGGCAGTACTTGTGGTCTGTGAAACGCGCGAGACGGATAAGCGTTCGTAGGGTTCAGGTGAACCTTCCGACGACTCCGTTAAGTGCGCGTAGCAGCTACCAGTACATGTTCCCAGTAGTCTACCAGACGGCTTACCGCCGTAAGGTTGGACTACCAGGAATCAGCTCATTACAATTGAGCGGGCTCTCTTCGCAAGAAGTTGTGCTCGGCCAAGCTCTCGTTTTTACACGAAAGTGGAAGCCTATCAGAAACAGACGATAAGTCTGTCGCGGATTCGTCCGCACCGGTCTCTGGTTTATATCAGAGAACAGTACAAACAAAAACACTACGCATGCTAGCAAACACACTCAATACAAACGAAGTGAAGAACGCGGCAGGGACTGAAGTTGAATTCAGTCGCCTGTCGACAACGGACCGTGAGACGGTTTTCTCCCAAATTGCGGAGACTCCTTCTCAACCTCATCGGCTCTCGATTAAACATCAGGAGACCGGTGCAGGTTTCACCAAGAGGCGGCGTTCTGTCGTCCGGATTGACAAGACTGTCATTTCCGGGGTCGACTCGACGACGCCCATTGTTGTGTCCTCGTATGTGGTCATGGATATCCCCGTAGGGGCAATGTCCGCGATCACTGAGGCCACCAATGTCATCGCTGAGTTGATGTCGTTCTGCGCCTCTCTTGGCGCCTCGACAACAATCCTCTACGATGGCACGGGGAACGGTGCGTCTTCTTTATTGAACGGCAGTTTGTAATTGCCGTCAATCGAGAAGTTCTCACTGCAACTATGATTAACGGGGCGTAAAAGATTAGTGTACGGATCCTAAAGATTCGTACAGTTTACGCTTCCGTTACTATTCGTTGCAGTCTCTTGTCTGTTCAGCTGTTATGTCAAAAAGATGGCGTACAAGTTAGGGTTGGTAAGTTCGACAGTCATGCTACCGTCCACAAAGACGGTCTGCTTCACTGTTCTTACTCCCATCTCTTCTTGTGTGACATCCTCTGGCATAACTTCTGGTTGACCGGCCGCATTGGTCTTCATGAGTACAAAGGAGATATTTCTTATCTTCTTTGGCTTATGAGTCCTCTGCGGTTTGTCAATCTCTGTCAGCTGTGATTTAACTGTCATAGTTGTACTTAGTTCAGATAAGTGATTCGTGCATGAAAGGAATCATGCGAGTGTGGCATGCTCTAGGAGGACTACCTTATGGTATCCAATAAGAGCCTAGATGAAGTTAGTATCATCGCTGCCCTACTCCATGACGTTCATGACGCTCATGGATTGGTGTTCAACACTCGGGCCCTTCGACTTACACTTGCAAAGGTGAAGTCCAGGGTCCGACATGAAGGAGTAGGTTTTCTCACGAAAACCTTGCCCCGACTGGGTAAGTGTCTCGATAGAGCACTTACAGGTTCACAATTACTTAACTCTTCGTATCATGGCTATGATGTCATGAACGGAAGTGAACTTCCTAGGTTTCTAGGTGAGTTCTTTAGTAATGTGTTCCAACCAGACGGGTCCCTTCTTCATGATCCGTGTGCCCTAAGTATCAGAGTATTGCGGCAAATCCTGTACTTGTTTTACAAGTACGAATTACCGTATACCGATGACCAAGAACAGCAAGTCGTCAACAGTTTTCAGAAAACTGAAGATGACCTTTCAACGGTCAACGCGAATCTTGCACTCTGCAAGAAAAGCGTTGATAGTATTGTCACTAGTGTTAGACGCCGTAAGGCGTTTACGCAAGTAGACGTTACCCGCGAAGCCAGAATATTGCTTAATAAGCTCTTTTCTGGTTTCGATCCGTTACTCATTCATCCAAAGCATGGACCGGGAGCCGTTGCCACTCGGCAAAAGGCTCACGAGAAATACCTTTGGAAGAATGTTAGCGATCGGATCACTGCTATGTACCCATTTGATGCGTTTTTCTGCGCATCACGTGGGCACGTCTGTGATACCTATAACACCTTTAACAGTGTTACAGGTAACGATCTTCCGGCGCGAGTTGTTCTCGTACCGAAAGATTCCCGCGGTCCTCGGCTGATCTCTTGTGAACCCGTTGATTTTCAATGGGTCCAACAAGGGCTAGGCCGAGCAATCGTTGAGCTCGTAGAGTCGACTCCACTCACAAAGTGGAACGTCAACTTTACGCACCAGTACCCAAATCAGTGCGGCGCCCTTTTGGGGAGCATCACTGGCACATACGCGACGCTTGACTTGAAAGAGGCAAGTGATCGTGTAAGTACTGAGTTGGTTCGCCTACTGTTTCCGGAGCACATCTTTATGTACTTGGAAGCTTGTAGGAGTCAATCGACTGTGTTGCCGAATGGAAAGGTGTTACCTCTCCAGAAGTACGCTCCGATGGGAAGCTGTTTATGCTTCCCTATCTTAGCGCTTACTGTCTGGGCCATCCTGACCGCAGCAGCACCTGATCAGTATACGCGCGAGCGTATACTCGTGTATGGAGATGACGTGATCGTTCCAACGGCCTTCGCCGCGAACGCGATCGAACAGCTCGAATCATTTGGTTTACTTGTAAACCGTGACAAGAGTTGCACCAGCGGATTCTTTCGAGAATCATGTGGCACAGACGCCTTCAAAGGCGTCAACGTCACACCGGTCCGTTTACGGACCGTCTGGTCGTCATACCGTAGCCCTGACGTATTCTGTAGCTGGGTGGCTTACGCCAATCAGTTCCACAGAATGCGGTACTATCATGTCTACAATCTGATTGTAGATGAATTGCTCCGTATATTCGGGCCAATTCCGGACAAAGGCATGAATCTTTCGTGCCCCAGTCTCATGTTTGTACCACAACACGTGCTAGACAAGATCCCAAAACGTTGGAACAAAGACCTTCAGAAGGTCGAGTACAACGTCTGGGAGTCTCGTTCTAAATCAGTAACTAAAAGGATAAACGGCTGGTCGATGTTGCTTCGGTTCTTTGCCGAACGCGACTTCGCTTCACCGTTGGATCCTTCTGATATGCACGAGTTGGAAGAAGGACAACTACCCAAAGAGGTAGAGCCTTTTTCTGTCAGTTCATACACAAACCGCCGGACTAGCGTGCT